TTTTGTTTTGGCTCTTGACCAAATAGCAGATCGCCATTAGAGTAGAATCCAACGCATTCAGTTTTGTCGTCCAAAGTGAGAAAAGTCATAGGGCCAGATCGTAGCCGAACTTAAGTCAGCCGTCAAGTTAGATTGTAAATTCATATGTTTTATATAACGATCTTGGAGTTGTTGTCAGTATTTTATTTAAATGCTCTATCGCTTTAGGCATAGAGTGATTAAATAAATGTGTTAAATTTTTTAAACTATCATTATATTGACTTTGTGTTAATTTAATATTATTTTTTACAAAATATAAATGACAATATATTTTAAACCAAAAACTATCTGGATATTTTATTTCTAATTCTTCAATATTTAAATTATTTCTAATAAAATTATTGTAAGTTATTTTTCCTTCTTGATTTATATGAGGAATTTGTATCTGCTGTTCTTCGGAAAGTATTTTATTGTAAAACATTATCATGTATTTTTTTAAATTATTTACTTCGTCTATTTCTGTATTAATTGTATATAAATTTAAATAATTTGTTGAATCAACATTATATTTAGACATATATTTTTTACTTTCTTCTAAATTTACATTAAATACAATTCTCCAAGGGCACTCTCTATCAATTATAAATCCTGTTCTTTTACAATTTTGTATAAATTTATAAAATTCTGGCGCTTCCCAGAATTCAGTAACTTTTCTGTCATCTTGATTTTTTTGAATATTAACTAACTCAATTGCCAAACCGGATTCTAAAATGCTACATTTATTACTAATAATAAAATCACTTTTTAATATAGGAATTTTATTAGCACTAATATCAATAAATTTAATAAAATTTATTATAAAAGTATCAAAATCAATAATTTTATTTTTGTTTTTAGAATTTTTTAAATTATTTAAATATAAATTAAATATTTCTATTACATGCTTATTATATTTATTATCTAAATTAGAAAAACCTTTTGTTGCTTTTATTTTTATAAATCTAAAATCTCGCGAATTTTCAATATTTTCACGAGACGAGCATATATATGTTAAATTTTCAAACGCATCACAAACAAAGTTTAAAGCATATTGGCTATCGGAACCTGGAATTTGTTTTAAAAAATCAATTGATGGTGTAATAATATCGCCATTTAAATTAATTCTACCATAAAATTTTTCCTGACCGTTGCTTAAAAATAAATCATTATTACTCAAATTTATTTGTGCTAATTTATTATCAAGATACGAGTTATAAAGTTGAAAACTAAAAAATTTTTGTTTGCTAGTTTTTAAGGTCATAGTATCAATATATCCTTTTTAATTACAGTTCCATCAAGAATATTATTAGGAACTCCATCTCCTTTAGCAACCCATTGAAGTGTTAAATCAGTTTGATAATTGCCAGGCGATATTGTATTGTTTATTTTTAAAATCATAAAATATCCACCTATTCCAAGACTTTTAGCAAATTTTTCTCTACTTGGACCGGTTGAACTTGAACCAAATAATGCAGGTGCAACATATATTATTTCGCCAATTTCAAAAAAATTATTTCCTAACATATTAACATCTGCATTATAAATTTCTCTTAACAATATTGATTTATTAGAATTAATACTTGATGCAATACGAATATTGTGAGTTCTTATATGTTTATTGTCTTGACGCTTAAATTTTATAGTTTTAACCAATCCTCTGTCGCTACCATATCGTATGTGCCTTATGCCTTTCAAAAAATCTTTTTTATAATCTGATTCTAAACTCCAAGGATTATTTGAAATACTATAAACAAAAATAAAATTTTCAATCTTTTTTGGTCCTTTTGGATTTTCTCCATTAGAAACAAATGGTTTTGTAATAAAATCATTTGCAACATATCTAAATGATTCTTTTTCTGTAAATCTTCCTGGGCGTTCCGGTAATGTTCTTGTTTTAAAAACCAATCTTGTTTTTTGTCTTGGAGCGAAAGCATAAGTTTCAACTCCCATAGAACGTATAATTAAGTTGTTTAATACAGAATTTAAAAATTCTTTAAAAGACATAACAGATATATTTTTATCTACTACTTCTGTTAAAAACCAATTATTATATGCGGATAAAGATATTGGTATGTCAGCAATATTAATATTGGTTGGCTTCCCAGTATAAACTTGAATTTGTTTTTTTCCATCTTCTGATTCGGAAATTAAAAAATCACTTTTTTGTCTTTCTCCTAAACCTTCAAGACGACCATAATCATAAACTGTTAAAGGGCCAAGAACAACTTTCATTTCTTTATTACGAAAACCAGAAGGACCATATAAGCCCGATAAAACAGAATCTAATAAATCTCCAAGAAAAAAATAAGGTATTATTTTTACATTAACATCTGTTCTATTTAAAGAATTTTGTAATACATTTTCATATTGTTCCAGGGTATAAGATTCTATATTTTTTTTAAGTGTTTCTAGATCTATTGCTGCATTTGCCGTTGGAACAGTTGCTGCCGTGTTTTGTTGTTGAGGCTGGCTTTGATTCAATAAAAGATTTTGTTGTATTATTTCACCAATTCTTTTATTATAAAAATCTACTGATTTACGATCAGCAATAGAACCTTGACCCGCTAAAGAAATAAAGTTTTCAAAAGTTTGTTGACTTGTAACATAATATCTTAATGCATTATTGCTATAAATATAGCCTAATATTCTTGTATATATTTTTTCTCTATCTTGATATTGCAACTCATCAATTTCTTTTTGTAATTTATCTATATTATCTTGAATTGTTTGCGATGGAGTTGTGACATAATCGCCTTTTAATTTTTCTAATTGTTCATTTTTATTTTCTAATATTTTTACAAATGATTCTTGTGCATCGCTATAAAAAACATTTGATTTTTTTGGATAATGAGCATATGATTCAATATAAGAAATATATTTTATTTTTAATGTAACAGTTGAATCATCTGCTATATCTATTTCGTGACTATGAAGACTCATATATAATTCAATTGTTAAATTTTTTATTTCTTGATAAAATTCTTTACTAATATATGCTGGCCTCTGTCTATCATCAGCCCAAGTATCTGGAACTTGCCAGCCGACAAGTGCTTTTATTCTGTAATAATTTGGGTTATATTCTCTAGAAGAATCGTATTTTAATTGTTGAACTAATAAATCAGCAAAACTTAAATTTATAGGAACTGGTTTTCCACTTTTATCTTTTAATGGAACTTTATCATTTGTATCTCTAATTTTTGTTATTTCTTCAATACTTTCAAATAACAATTCTACTGTAGATTCAAAAGTGTATTGATTACCTGTGCTGTTTCCTATAGAAGTCCAATTAAAACTTTTTAAACCAACACCCCCGCCGCGACCTGCTTTATTAGTAAAAATTGATTCAAAATCATTTTGAGAATATCCATTTGATATAGGAAATTCAAAAGAATAAGTATTGCCATTATAATCATATTCTTTAAATAATCTTATTTTTGGTGTAAATGATGACATCTGTAAAGATGTTGCATTTAATAACAAGTCATATTTTGGCTGATTTTTAAATAAAATATTATTAAATTCAGCAGTTTCTTGATTTGAATTAACATCAATTTGTGCGAATTCTTTAAATCGATCTGCTTTAAATTTAGAAAATTCAACAAGATCGCTAAAATTTAACATAAGAAATGCTTGTTCATTAAATCTAGATTTTTCTTTACTTGCTTCTGCTTCTGGTATGTTAGGTGGCGATACAATAGGACCAGCACCAAAAGCTGATACTCTATAAGGCAAGAACGCCGGACCTGACGAGTCAGCAGGAACAGAAACCGGAGTTAATACTACGCCTCCTGCACCAGCGGGACCTGCATTAATAAACATAGAATCTCCAGCCTCTTCAAGATTTGCAGAAAAATTAGGACCAACATTTGTTGCTTGAGCAGAAACTGCAACAGGAGAAGCAGTAGAATCTCCTACTGATTGTTGTTGCGGCGCAGTTGCACCGGTTGTTGCTGGATTAGTCATTTTTATTAAACCTACCTATCTTATTGATTATCGAAATATTTAAATACATTTTCTAAACTTAATGGTATATAAACTCTATCTCCCAAGTTGAAGTGTCCTTCAGTTGGTTTCTTATTATACCATGCTATTATCCACCATAATTCAGGATCACCATAATATTTATCAGCAAATTTATATAATCTCTCTCCAACCTTCCAAGTTTCTATAATAACATTTAATTCTTCAGTCTGTTCTGCGGTTGGATATTTAAATTTTGCTGTATTAAATTGTATTATAGAATTAACTGAACGATTACGAAATGTGTTTTCATATGTTTCAAGTTCGTTTTTAAATGTATCTCTTGATTCGTATCGTTTTCCAGTCATAAAATTCTCCTATTTTAATAATATTTTATTGTCTTTGGCCGAATAAACCTTTAAAAAAATTTCCAACAGGATCTCTATGTCTTTCTGCTTCGGCTCGTGTTTGTTCTGCTTGCTGTCGTCGTTCCTGCGCGCGGCGTTCGCGATCGCGGTTTACCTGTCTTTGTCTTTCTTGTCGTTGTTGATTTTGTGCGTCGGCGGCGGCGAGGGCTTTTTTAGTTTGTTCTGACAAATTATTATTTTGTTGTGAATTTGAAATAAGTGTTGCTGCTTGTTCTGGTGTAATTCCTTCCGTGCGCGCCACGGCGACGGCGGCGTCATCAAGAGTTGCATAATTACTCTGCATTTGCACTCCAGGTGGACGTCTGAATGTTGATGTATTATTTGTTCGTGTTGTTGCTGCTGTGGGTGTTGAAGTTGTTGTTGTGGGTGTTTCTGGCACAGCTGGCGGTGGCAATTGAACAAGAGGTGTTGTTAGGTTAGAATTAAGTTCAACTCCAAATCCAAATCCATACTCATCTGCAGCTCTTGATGCTCTTTGAAATTCATTATCTTCTTGTTGCTGACGAATTTGTCTTTCGTCGTCGGACATGGGACGTTCATTTTTCGTTGTGTAACTATTTTTAAATTTTTCTTCCATTTCTTGTTCTCTTTGTTGTTGTTCTCTTTTTTTATAGTTATCATATATTTTTTCTGCATTATATGGGAATCCAGATGTTCTTAGGTCGCGCGTTGAACTATTATAACCTAAATCTGAAGCATGTAATACTGTAAACATTATATCTAATTTTAATAACTTTGGAATTAAATAACTTTTTTCACTTTCTCCATATGCTTTACAAGCATAAAAACCACCATTTTCACTTAAATCTGGAGCAAATTTAACATTTTCTATAACACCATATAAGCCAGCACCTGATTCTCCGCTAGGTCCAGTTGTTCCGTGATCTGCACTTGTGCTATAATCTTTATCTATATTTGTATCACTAACCCAATTAGCAAATTTAATTCTCATCAAAGGTGGACTTACCATTGTGCTTGCTGTTCTTGAAAAAAAAGATACTTGTCTGGATACTGGAACAGTTGGACTCGTTATTTTTCCTGTTATAACTTGTTGCTCGTAATCTTTTAGTGTTAGTTCACTCTCTATCTTTTTTTTAGCCTCTTCCTCTGCTAGTTGTTTCTGTGGAGAATTACTTGGATCATCAAAATCTTTATCAGGATTTTCAGTAGCAAAAATAGTCCTTGCTTCTTGTTCTTCTCTGGCTTTTCTATTTTTTTCTGCAGTTTCGGAATCAACAATAATTTGTGTGCTGGTTTCTTTTCTTTCTACTGCTCCTTCAAATGTTGGATAACACATTCTCATCATTCTTTCAATTTGAACCATATTTAATAATGCTTCTTCTTCGGATACTGACGGTATTTCAATTGAAAAATTAATCTGCCTTCCAGTTCTGGCATATATCATTATTGGGTCCATTCTTCCAACAGTTTCATATGATTTCCAATTTTGTTTAAGTTGATCTTCCCAAGATGTTAAGAAAGCCTTAAAATGTGCTGTATCGTGTGTTGCAACGTGTACAAAGTGTATTATAAAGCCATCACCGTGCTTTGTATCAAATCTGCCTATATTATTAGTAGCATCAAAAAAACTCATATTTATTTACCTTTATAATTTAATTTTTTGTGGTTTTCTCATTAATAATTTGTATTACACCATCTTTAAATTTTACAGTTCCAGTCATTATTTCTGCTAATTTTTGTTTATCAATCTCTAACGTTATATTTATTGGAGCCTGTGCCATTACTGGTGTAACACCGCCAGGGCGGGATGTCGCACCATTAATTGCTGCAAATCCCTCTGTAAAATTTTTCACGGCATCCATATCTACAGTTGGTCTTAAAGTTGTATTATTTATTTCTTTTAATGCACTTGCTAATGCAACAGCACTTGCTGTCATTGGCTTTAATGCATTCACAAACATTTCTGCATCACTTGCAAAACTAGCAAATTTAACAACACCCCAACCACTTAAACTATCCCATAGAGCATTCATTGCTTTTGATATATTTTCTGAATCTACAGTGCTTAAAGTTGTAAAAAGTTTTGATACAGAATCTGAAAGGTTTGCAATAGCATTAGATGCTATAAAAACTGAAAGGCTTATAGCAAGAGATACGGCGCCAAGAGTCATTAAAAATCCAACTGCTCCAGCTGCTATTGCTGCTTGTGGACCGGTTATCATAAATGCAATTGCACCCATTAAACCCAGAAATGCTAATGTAAATATTCCAATTCCCCATGCAGCCGCTTCAGCATTTTCTCCAAGACCCGAAAAAGACATAACAAGCATAGAAAGACCTTCTGCTGCAAGGCCAATGCCTAATCCAACAAGCACCATAGCGCCACCAAGAGCTAAAAGTGGTAATGCAGCTGCAGAGCCAGCTGAAGCAAACGCTCCAATTGCACCGGTTAATATATATAAAATCACAGAAAATCCAACAAAAACAATTCCAATTGCTGCTAATGCATACGCAGCTTGTACTGTATTATCAAATGCTTTAACAAGTTCAGCTAATCCTTCTGCCGCGAATTTTATACCAACACCAGCAAGAAGAAGTGCTCCACCAAATGCAAGTATAGATGGCCATGCTGCTGCAGCAGAATTACCAGCACCAGCAACAGCGGGACCAAGTTTTCCAGCACCAGCAGCTGCATTACCAATTCCTGTAGTCCATTTCGCTATTGCAGGAACAGCATTTGCCATATTACCAGCAAGTCCTCCTGCTCCTGCAATTAATGATGCGGCTTTAGAAATTGCTGCAAATGTAGTAATTGCTTTTACGGCAAGTATAATTGCAGCAACAAATCCAGTAGCAGCCACTGTCAAAGATATAAATTTAAAAGAATCTTTATCTATTTTATTTATAGCAGAAACAATATCTTTCAAAAAATCTAGAACAGGTTTCATATTTAAAGCAAATTTTGTTAACATGAAATTCCACTGCTCTGTAAATTCTGCAGCATTTTTTATTGCTTCATTCATCGCATCTTGTGCTTCTTTTGCTTTTATGGACTCGTATGTGCCTTTAGATATTTCATTATTCATCGCTTTATGTAAATCATTTAAATCACTAAAGCCAAGTTCTTGAGCAATTGCTAATTGTATGGATTGGTCCATATCGTTGATATTCATTCCATTTAAACGAAGTCTTTCTTGAAGAATTCGAATTCTTTCAGATTCTGAAGCATTTATCAATTCAAGAGAATTAAAATAATCACCTTGTAATATGGCGTTTAAATTACCGGCAGATGATGCTGCAGAATCAAATGTGTTAAATTTACCAGCAAGGGTTAATAATTTATCAAATTGTATACCAGTTTCTTTTGAAGATTTTTGTAAATCAATAAATATTTTATCCATTTCTTTTCCGCGAGCAATCAATATTGCTGATGCTTTTGGAAAATCTTTTGATAATTTATCAAATGGCAAACTCATTTGTAGAGAAGTTGCATATAATGATTTTTGAAAATTATCTGCTTGTTGAATACTCATTCCCATAGATTTTATAAAAATATCTTGATTGACAACGAGATCTTTTAAATTAAATCCAAGTTTTTGTAGTTGCGCACTTGTTTCGGCAAGTGTATCTCTATTTGTTTTTGATAAATCTTGAAAACCAGCAAATCCTTTTTTATATTCTAAAAACGCTTCTGTAGCATTGGTTACACTTATAAGATATTTGCCATTTTCATCTCTTAATTTCATTATACTTTCTTTGTATAAATTTACATTTCCGGCTTCTTTTTCAAATTTTGCAAATGCTTTATCTTGCTCTAGTGCCAATTCAATTGTTTTTGATACAACAAGATCTAAACCAGCAACAAGTAAATTTGCTAGTCCATTAATACCAATAAATTTATCTTTTATATCTTGGAATACAAGACCAAGATGAGCGCCTTGTGATGTTGCTTGTATCATTTTACCAAGAAAATTATTTGATTCTCTACCAATACCAGTAAATGATGTCAAACTATTAGAAATACTATCACTATATCTTTTTGAAGCATCAACTGTTCTTATCGCATTTCTTAATGTTTTTTCGTTTTCTATATTATATTGTTTTATAGTATTAAGTCTTTTTTGTTCTTCTTGGGTTAATTTGCCACCAACTGCTTCAATTTTTTCAAATATTTTTATTTCGTCTTGATATGCTTTTAATAAATCTAATTGCCCTTGTAGTTCTTTACTTTTTAAATCAAGTATACTATTAGAATCTTTTAATATTTCTTTATTATATTCAAGTATATTTTTTTGTCTTATCTCTTGTTGATAAGCAAGTGATTCACGAAGTTTTGCTTGTGCAGTTTCTTCTGCCGTTTTGTCATTGTCAGCCAAGGTATTTGTTCCTTAAAATAGATTGTCTATTCTAAATAGTAAAAAATAAAAAAAGCAGGTTATTACCTGCTTCCTTTACTTGATTTATTGACAGCATCAGATTCCATTTTTAATTGTTGTGATAACTTTTCAACAAACCAATTTCTAATTTTAACAGGTAAATTGTAAGCCTCTTGAAAACTCCAATTACCATGATATTTTAAATAAAAAAATTGTTCATAAACATTTTCTGAATATTTATCGTCCAGTCCAAAAAAAGTCAACCGTGAAGGGCACCTCCATATCCATTTCGGCATCACATGACTTACAAGAGAATTTTTGTGTTAAATCAATGTTTGGTGAATTTTCTGAATATAATTTTCTTAAAAATCGTGAATCACCAGCGGGACAAAGTTCTGAAAATTTATTTATCATATTTCTATCAGTAATACCATTAACAGATACAACTGAAATTTTTAATTGATCTGTTGATATTCGCTCTTCTTGCTTGGATGCTTTTCTTTCTTCTGTCATAGATAAAAGAATTTTTTCATCTTGACCCTTCAATAATCTAATTTCTACTTCTAGTTTACTTATTGGCAAAGAAACTTTAAAAGTATTATTTTGAATTAATTGTGTCTCTATTTCTTCTGATGGATAAATATATTTTATTTTATTTAAATCAAAAGCATTACGACAATTTGTTCCACAATTAGGACACTGTACTTTTGTTTCATATAAACTGCCATAACCAGTTATGCGAGCACCTACAACTAGTGCATTTTTATCTCCAACAAGTAAACTCTCAATTTCAATATTTTTATCAACAATAACGCTTTCCAACATTCTGTCAATTGCTATACCTTTTTTAAGAAGAGATCTGCTTGTTAATATATCTTCTTCTTTTGCAGTCATAAATCTTATTTCAACAGTATCTTTATCTTTTAATGGATGACCATTAGGATAAAACTTACCTTTTGATGGTAAATCAATAAATACAGTTGGATTTAAAAATGAAAGTAAATCTGCTGCTTTACTTTCTTGCTTTTTAAAAGATTCAGAGGCTGGAACATCAACTCCCAACCTCTGATCGTTATTTCTATCTGACATCTAACACCTCTAACTTTCTATCAAATATTAATTTTAAAATGTGATTAATTTAAATGTAAATTTATTATGTTGTAATCAACCGCCTGTACCAGGACTGAAAATTCCTCCAACCCCAGCACTTGACGTACCTTCTACAAATTCGCACCAATCATATTGTAGTTGTATTGTGACTTCAGTTAAGTCATCTTTTGAATAATCTAAATCTCCAAATTTAACTGATTTTATAAAGGCATTTTTAAGAATCCAGTTTTCTATTGGAGTACCATCAGCATTTAGAGTTGTTATAACAAAATTACCTATATTTAGAGTAGATTTTTGTTTTGACATAGTTGTCAAACTTTCTGCACTGTTTGGTATAACATATCCAGATCTATTAACAATACTTGCTAATATTTTTGAACAATTAGGAGTGACAGGATCAACCATCTTTATTTCAATTGGATTTGGATTCCAAGTAACTATACCTGGATAGAAAAACTTGTGACCTAAATACATATGTTCTTTTGCCGCTATTTCAATACCTGGTTTTTGAACAGTTTTTATGTAATATTGTCCATTAGTAGTACCAAAACCAGAAACGTTGCTAGCAAATGTTGCTTTAAACCTATAAGCACGTTTTGGGTCTAAATTTGCATCAGTCCATAATAAATCTGCCATCTTAAAAATCTCCTAATAATATTATATAGTCTATATTTTTATTTATCAATCGTCAAACGAAGCGCCGGTTCTTGTGATTACGAAATCAAGTGCGATAAATTCAATTGCACGTGCAGGTTTAATATAAATTTTAGCATAAAGTATGTTTCTATCAACAAGGTCAGGAGTAGTTGTAGTTGTATCTAGAACTAATCTATATTCTGTTATACCCAGTCTTGATTGAACGCTGCGTAAGAATGGCTCAACTGTGCTTATAAATCTATCCCAAGTTGCTTGAACATTTTGATCAAACAATATAGTATTTGATGCTATAGATATTTGTTTCTTTAAGAAGATCATCAAGCGACGGACATTGATTCTATCAAGTGCTGAAGGAGTGACTTGAAGAGTCTTTTGACCGAATATTACAATTCCTTCATTTGGGAAACTTGCAATTGGATTAATATTATTTTCGTATAATTTATCTCTTTCTTTTGTTGTCAGTTTTTCACGAACGTCTAGAACAGTTAGACCAGACGAACCGAATGACAATCCTCCGCGATTAAATCCGGCTGGAGCAAACCATATTTCACTGTTTTCTTGTGAACTGGCCATTGTTCCAAGAGCCACAACTGATGGAGGAACCCATAATGGTAAACCTGTAATCGGATCTGAAATCTTAACCCATGGGTAATAAGTGCAAGCATAACTTGAATTTATGCCACGACTTCTTAAGTCATTAACTGTTGCATTTACTGAACCTTTGCGTGAAGTTTCTGATAGATTATTTTCATGTGATGGAACATATCCGCCTGGCAAATCAATAATAGCCAAGGTATCTCCACGATTTTCACAAACTTCAATCATGTGACTTGTAACTTGTTTATTTGTAACGCCTGGCATAACCAACAAGTTTGAATTTAGAACATCTGGATCTTTAACAGTGTCTACTGCTTTCTTTAATGTGTAAAGAACTGCATTGTTTTCTTCTGTATCATTTGAATTAATCAATGAGTTTCTAAATGGTTCTTTTTCTCTCAAGTTTAGTGCGTCTGTTGCGCCAAATAGAGGCATAGTGAAACTATCAACACCAAATTCAAGAATTGATTTATAACCCTCGGTTGAGCCTGAAGTTACAGATGCTGCTAGTGCAGTTTTTGATGTACCAACTCCAGCAACTCCAGCACGAGAACCAGATTGCCAGAATGATAGTGTTGAAGATTCACCAGAACTACCTGAAACGACGACTATTTCATCAAGTGAGAATACAAATGATGCTTTAGTTATACCAGTTTGTGGATCGTATGAATCAATACCGTCTGGTTTTGCCCTAACAAGGTCAACAATATCTTCATTTAATCTTGTTGTTGCTGGTATATTAAATACTGCTCCATAGAATGCATCTCTTGCATCAGGAGTACCAGCGGATGATGCACTTACCAACAATTTCATTGTTGGGAATACTATTTTCATTGATGCACCGGATGGCAATCCTGCAACACTTAAGCCTGCTGTTGAGAAAGGCATTGCATTTGCTGCGCCAACTATGCTTGATGGTGGTACTGAACCACTAACCAATACTGCATCATTGAATACTGGAGGACCAAAGAAGCCGAATGGAAGTAATTCTTCTGCAACTGCTCCTTGTTCAACAAGAGGATTCATTTCAACTCTTATATATGTTGAGTTTCTTGGATAATTTCCAAATCTGTTATATTTTTTGTTTACAGCATCCCATTCTAGATATTCATCACCAATTTTATTGGCTATATAATCTGCAGAATTTGGATCAAGAGTACAACCTGTAAATGTTTCCAATACTGATGGTCTTGAATCAACATCGTTGATTGATCTAACTTGTACGGTAAATGAGCCGAATTTATAGAAATCATTTGTTGATGGTTTGATGTCTGTTATGCTGATTTTTATATTTTTCTGTTCCCATTCACCACCAGCTGTTTCGCTGGCAACAAGGCGGAATAATTTTGTCATATTTTCAGCAGAATAACTACCAGTTATTGTATTTAAATCTTGTGAAATAACCCAACCAGATTTTGCTGATTGTGCTGCTTTACCACGGAAATCATTTAATTTAAAACTACCTGATTGTAGTGGGAGAATAAAGCCCAACAAGCCATTTGCTTCACTTACATTTTCTGTCAAATAACTTGCAAATGTTTCACCTAGCCAATAATTCTTTTCAACATCTATTGTATTTGTTGCAGAATTTGCTAATGTTGGATTTGTATTGAATACTTTACGAATGTATTTAGAGGAACCTTCAATAAAGTTAAAAGAGGTATCAATAGCAGATGAACCATCGCCTTTTAAAATTTGAGCACGGAATTCATAACCGTTATTATTTTTACGCACTAAAACGCCGGCACCACTATTTGTAGGAATCAAATTTCCAGATACATCGTTACCAACTAGTTTTATGGCACCATTATTTAAGTACCAAACAGCAGCAAGAGTACCAGTTACCGATGTTAATGAACCTGATGGTACAACGAATAAACCAAAAGCACCACCATTACTGGCGGTTGAAGTATTTGCAGAACCATTTTGAGTATCCCAACCTGCTTGTGCAACGTCAATTGTACTATTGGCGTTTGGACTTTGATCCCCAACAAGGCGAACGAATGTTAAAGGTCCAGAGTTTCTTAAAAATGCTCTAGCAGCATATGTTCCGTATAATGGAGAAGTTGTTTCTCCGGTTCTCCAAATATCTTCACCTGGATTGCCGCGTGTTGGTTCTCCGAATAATTGAACAAATTGTGAGTAATCATTAACTGTAACGGGGATCATACTTGGACCACGAGAAGCGCGTCCAATTACAACAGGCCCAATACCAGCAGCAACAGCAGATAATTGCGATTTGTCTATTTCACTTACGTATACACCAGGTGAAACGAAACGGAACTTTTTAGAACTCATTATGTCTGTCTCCTATAACACTATAATTCTTATGTAAATAGTGTTATTTTTATCCAACAACCTCAAATTAGTTTTTTGTTTTTTAAATCTTGACTTATATCGCCGACGACGACTCTTTCTCTTGGTATTTTAACATCAACAATATTTTCTCTTGTAATAATTTTTGGTTTATTTTGATTTCCTTCTTGACCTATTAAATATCCAAGCGTTTCTAGATTTATTTTTGTAATAAATAATCTTTCGCTTTCTTCAAGTTTACTATTGTTGTTATCAAAAGTTATTTCACCTTTTATAAAAGTTTCATATTTGTGATCGTTATTTTTTATCATAACTGAATTAACGCCGCCAGGTATAGTGATAAATGGTTGTACCAAATCATTCATTTGTTGTTGAAATTGTGTTCTTATTTCAATAGTGTAATTTACATTAACATAAATTGGCAACGGCATAATTAAAGATTCATATACAACTTTTTTATTTTCTATTGGATAATTTAATTGACCTACTTTTCTTTTATTTATTGTTCTAGCAAAATTGCTTGTTTTTTCTGGAACTATTCTTTTTTGTATTTCCACAACTCCACCACGAACGTCGTTTTCTTCTGGTATCGCAGACCACATGATGCCTTTACGATTTAAGTCTTTTGTAATATTATTTCTTTCAAGAGTTATAACTGGCAGAATAAAACTACCTTGTTCATCTCTTAAATCTCTGTTGTTCTTTATTTGATGTGCTCTTTCTCCTAGTATCCAAATTACTGGAACTTTTTTCCATCCATTATTAGTATTAGTATAAAGATTTATTTCTTCATCAAGCCACTTATACATGGCTAAATCAATATTTTCTATGTTAGAAGGCTCTAATGGGAATAATTTATCAGACATGTTTTTTTCCTATATTAACCCTGTAATGTTAACAAAATCACTACTTTGCCATAATCCACCTTCATTAAAATAAAACTTTTTTGGTTCTTCAAGAGGTGTATACAATTCATCTTCATCTACTTCTGTTAAATATATAATATAACCTTTATAATTTTGCGGATTATTAATTAAATCAAAAAATAAAGATCTATTGCTTGACGTTCTTTTTCCTGATATTTTTAATAATCGGTTATATTGAATTGAAGTCATATAGAATACCTATAGTGAGAAGAATTGACTTGCATACCAAATTGCATTTTCATTAAAATAAAATTTATCTGGAGTGTCAAAAGTATCATATATTTCATCTTCATCAATAGCGGTTAAGTATATGATACAACCTTCATAATTTTCTGGATTATTAACATAATCTAAAAATTGTGCTCTTTGACTACTCGTTCTTTTACCTGAAATAAATTGTATTTTTCCTTGACATGTACTTGTTATAACTTCTTCAACTTGCTGCTGGTTTGTCGGTACAGCATTTCTTATTGCTTCTCTAGCATTTAAAATATCAATTTTTTCATCAAAAAAACCTTGTCTTACATTTTTGCAAACTGCTTGAATTTCAAATTTTTGATCAACTTGACCAAACAATAATCTTGGTTCTTTTAATTTTACAATTTCATAAAATCTGAGGCCATAAAATATAACATCACCTTCTCTTACAAATAAATCTTGGTCTTCTGTTAATCTACGACGATGAAAATTAATTGTTAAATTACTGTTTTTATCTAATCCATAAATATTTGTGGTTGTTTCTTCGCCTTCCCATTTAACAAGAGCCTTTATAATAACTGGTCTAGCATATGTTTTCTGTATTGCCTCTCCGTAAAGAGGATGAAAATTTGTTTCTTCCATACTTATTGGATAATATATTATTGTTTGACCAATAACTCGTTCAATTAATTCATCATTAATTTGTTTAGTTAGATCTCTCTCTTTTTTACCAGTAAAAAGAGGTGGAGGCGGCTGTTCTGGTTGAGACCATTTATTTTGTTCGTTTGATTTCTTTTTTTTAGCCATTTAATCAACCCACAAATATAACATTTGGAACTGCAGAAAGTAATTTATTAGTATTATCGGACATTGCTGTTCGTTTTTCTGCAAGAGTGTTGTAATCTGTTTCTTCAAG